CTCCCCAGCAGATGCTTGAGAAGGCTGGCCTTGATTGGACTGTCGAGAAGATCCCGTCCTACGTTACTGTTGCTGGCCAGCAGATTGCTACTGGCGATTCTGCACTCGTTCGCTCGAGTGATAACTCGATCCTCTCTAACGTCTCTGGTGAATGGAATCCTGTCCAGAACGAGACTGCGTTCGACTTCTTTAACGACTTCGTGATGGCTGGCGATATGGAGATGCATACTGCTGGCTCTCTCCGTGAAGGCCGTAATGTGTGGGCCCTTGCTAAGGTCAAGGACTCGTTTGAAATCCTCGGTGGAGACAAAGTTGACTCTTATCTTCTCTTTTCTAATCCTCATGAGTATGGCAAGTGCATTGACATTCGTTTTACTCCTATCCGCGTGGTTTGTAATAACACGCTTACCCTTTCTCTTGCTGGTCGTTCCGACCTTATGGTTCGCCTTAATCATCGTCGCCACTTTGATCCTGATATGGTCAAGCGTACACTCGGCGTAGCATCGTCGAAGATGGCTTCTTACAAGGAAGCCGCTGAGTTCCTTGCCTCGAAGCGTTACACCGTTGATAACCTCAATGAGTATCTCGCTACTGTGTTCCCGTCTCTGACGAAGGACAAGGCTGCTCCTAAGCTGTCGCGTCCTGCAGAGGTTGCTCTGTCCGTTATGGATTCTCAGCCTGGTGCTGAGTTTGGTCGGGGTTCGTGGTGGCAGGCTTTCAACTCTGTCACGTTCTCGATCGACCACGTCCTCGGACACTCTGACGAAACACGCCTCCAGTCTGCCTGGTATGGTCAGAATCGTCAGCGCAAGGTTGTTGCCCTTGAAAAGGCAATCGAAATGGCAGAGGCTGCGTAATCGCAGCCTCCCTCTTTCCTGAAAGGATCTATTGGATGTTTATTTACATCGTCTCATTGATTGGATTCGTTCTCACCTCGCTTGCCATCGTGTTTGCGGTAGTCGACACGTTTGGACAGTTTTCTCTCACTCCATGGGAGAAGGCCGCCGGCGGGCGAGCTAATTACTTCACAGCTCGCTTTGCAGTTGTCGTTGCTCTTTGGGTTCTCACTGGGTGGTATCTGTTCGGATGAACGAGTCGATCATTGCCCATTATATGGCATCGAAGCGAAACTACCTGCTCGCCCAGTCTGATGGTCAGATGACGAGCGAGCAGCTCGATCGAGCAATCCACCAGGACCTCCAAAACATTCTCTCTTTGTTTTCTGGTGTTGTTGCAGATTGGGACCTTGAGCTCTATCTCACCGACCAAATCCGGATCTATGATGGAATGGCTGAGATGTATGCTCCGGAGATGCGTGCAAAGTTCAGGTACGTACCAAACAAAGAAAAAAGACGCTTCCTTCCCTGATTTTCTCAAAATAGCTGTTGCCTTTGGAACGTTCCTTTTGTAAGGTAGGGACATGATGAAAACGGAGAGAGACATGCTTAAGTTTGATGAAGCCAACCTTGAATCGGTTGCCAAGATCGTGTTGATGACTAACCCCCATGCAGCAGATCGATGGGAGAATGTCGATGAGCTGGTCTACAACATGCGTACGACTGCCTATGGTGGGTTCACCGAGGACCTCGGCTTCGTATCGACTGCTGGCTACATGCTGACGTACTACAAGTCTGGCGAGGACGAGGTTAGCGTTCGTGCTTCGCTCACAGACTACAATCTTTTGAAGTTTTTTGAAAAAAGCATGTTGACGTCAACCAAGGGCTGAGGTAGTATTAGGTATAGGTTGAAAACAAGGAACGAACAAATGGACATCACCACTTTGAACATCGTTGCTGGTCGGCTCGAGAGCCTCGTTCGCCGCACTCACAACTACGGCAAGGATCTCGAGGACGTTCTCGATGAGCTGAGTGATCTTGCTGTTCACTACCGCAAACTTATTGATATCCAGCTTCGTGAAATGGCAGAAGCTGATGGGCAGGAGGCCTGATATGCGTAGCAATTGGACTTTTTCGTCGTATATGGAACAGATCATCCACCTCAGTGAGATTGATTACATGTTGGCAATTCGTGAGCTTCGCGATGAGCTGATCGAGGAAATGTGGGAAAAGTATCCCAGGGAATGTGAGGCAGTGGGCCTCACCGATGGTCTCAAAAAGAACAAGGAAACTGCATATGCCTAATTGGTGCTCCAACTCTTTCACTCTCGCTGGTCCCCGTGACAAGATCAAGGAGATCTACGACAACGTCATGAGCGAAGAAACGCTCCTGCTTAACGCCCTCGTCCCAATTAATGAATGGTCGTACGAAGAAGCCTCGGACAGCTGGGGAACGAAGTGGGACGTCAACACCGATGTGTTCGAGTACAGCGAATCAGCTGACGGCAAAGATGGATGCATCACGGGAGCGTTTGATTCTGCGTGGAGTCCTCCTGTACAGGCGTTTGCTTCATATTGCAAGAACAATCAGGACGTCACAGGGTCGCTGGAGTTCTTCGAGCCTGGCATGCAGTTTACTGGCCAGTGGACTTCTGAGACGGGATTGGATTATTATGAGATTGATCCAGAGGACCTGTCCAACATTCCGGAAGACCTCGTCGAGCAGTTTAGCATCGAGGAATGGTATGAGTCGGACGAGGAAGAAGAGGAATAAAGATGACTGCTGAATATGCTGACAAGCTTCGCAATCAGTTCATTGAGCTCTACACGAACAAGTATGGGTTCAAGCCTGCTCTCCCAACTGTCGAGAGCTACATGAGCAAGGATTGTGACCTCCGTCACATGATTCGTGAGAAGATTAGGACTTCCCGTTAATATGGAGATTGATATGACTAATGAAATCAAGCATGGCAGCCCTTATGATCGAGGTGGTGCTGACAGCTACTATCGTCGTGGTCGTCGGCCACACTACTACATCAACAAGGATACTCCTGGCTCTCGTCGGGTCGAGCAGAGCGAGATGACTGCAGAGCAGATTGCTCTCTATCACAAGGGCTTTGATGATAACGAGGAACGTCAGGAATATAAGGACTGGGGTTGAACTTTTTTCGAAATAGCTGTTGACCCTACGGCTCATCTGTGATAGTATAAAAATACAGACAGAGAGGAATAAAAAATGACGAACGCAGAAATGATCGTTGCGGCTGGTGGTGCTACCGATGGCACTCTTGCTCTTGCCCTCGCGCTTGTTGTCGTAGTGTCGGCTGCTGCTGTTGGGTACTTCCTCCTCCAAATTAAGGCTCGCTAACATGGAATATTTGGAAGCTTTCACTGATGCTTACGGGTTCTATATCCTGTGCGCCATCACGGCAGTGTTCCTTTTCCTCATTATTAAGAACGCTGGTACGTTCAGGTAAGAAGAGATAGATATGAACATGCAGATTGACTTCGAAGCTCTCGCCCACGACCTCGCTGATGTCCGCGACCAGATGATGGAATTGCTGAACCAAGCAGAGTCTATCATGGGAGATGGGCCCGAGTTTGAATATGCTCGCGCCAAGGGTTATTGGATCGGCCACATGAAGGCAGCACTGGGCGGATACGGGTATACTTCTATGTGCTCCATGCAGGATTCTGTAAGCGAGCTTGAAGCGGTAGCATCTGATGAGGTAGATGCGAATGAATGACGTTGAATACGCGTGGCGTTTGGGCTACGACAAGCGAATGGAAGTAGCTCTCTACGGTGCAGGATCGTTCCTTGCATCAGATCTCCAGCCTCCAGTCGATCTGACAGAAGAAGAAACTGTGGCATGGCAAGAGGGCTGGAAGGATGCAACGGACAGCCTCAAGGCGGCTGCTTTTAGTGCTAAGTAAAAAGGATTATCATGGCTCACATTGTTGTTAACCTGCCGCCTGTGCGTTGCTACGTACGGGCGGAATTTCTTTATGACTTCGAGAAAGGCTTTGGCGAGTTTGAACCTTGCTTTTGGGTCTCTCTCAAATCGATTCGGGGTGAAGCATTCCGGATTGAGGCTTACCTGACGAATTATGGAGCTCTGTACGATAAGCTCCCCCTTCATGCGTACGTGTGGAAGACTGACGTGAGCGACGATGAGCTCCTTCCCCTCGACCACCTCCAGCTTTGGGATGCCCTGTCGTATGATGTCACCCTGATCGAGAAGAAGCTGCTTAGCAACCTTCGTTGCAAGTTCTACACGAAGGGAAAGAAGTTCATGCACGGGGACTACATGTTCACGCTCGATTCCGCTTCTCCTGACCCCAACATCATCAACACGACGTTCAGCGAGGATATCCAGGACCACAAGTCGTATAACTTCATCAAGTGCGACAATGGCCAGTTTGCAGCTCAGCCCAACAACCGAATGCTTGTGTTTGAGCCTTCAAATAACCCTGAGCAGCTGAAATTCCCCGACTTCAAGGTTGCAACGAGAAAGTGGTCTGTCGAGCGAGAAGCGAAGTGGGCTCTCGGTGATACAACGACTGTGATGTATCTGAAAGAGGATGAACTCAAGGAGATCAAAGATGGTAAGTGATGACTGGAAGGATGGGTACCGAGAAGGCTACCAGGATGGATTGAAGGATGGCAAGAAGAGTCAGGACGTCAACAAAAACAATCCAATCACAATTCCCTACCCATACGAACCAAACAAGCCTATTGGGAACACTGCTCCAATAACGTATGTCCACGCGTATAGGTGCCCAGAATGTGGTTTGGATTTCTCAAAGCCGATGGGGTACGTGTGTCCTAACATGAAGTGTCCCATTCAGCCTCGCGTAGGCCTATAAACTTTTTTAGGTTTTTTCAAAATAGCTGTTGCCTTTAGCCGAAAGGTAGGCTAAGGTCAATTATCAACTGAGGAAAGACAGAAATGACCACCACCTTCACCTACGAAGCCAACCTCGTCTCGGACCTCCACAAGGACGCTCGCGGGTTCCGCCCCACCGGTGCTTTCATGGACCTGTTCCGCGAGTCCTCGGACGAGGGCAAGCAGCAGATCTGGGACGGTCTCTGCCGCGAGCTCGATGATGAGCTCGCTCGGGAGAATGCAGAGTTCGCTCGTAAGACTGAGGAGTTCGAATCCCTCGTGGCTGCGTGCCTCGAGAATGGTGCAGCGGATCGTGGCACTGCTATTCGTTGGGTGCTCGAAGGGCTTCAGCTCGACGACAGCGACCTGATGTACGGCGGTTCTTATGTCTGCTTCCACCTCGGCCTTCCCTACTCGATGGCCGATCACTTCGACCAGGTCTGCAAGGATCTGCTTAAGGGTAAGTCTTTCACTGAAGTTTTTGGAGGTTGAGAATGTTCGTCTTGGTGTTTGAAGTGGACTACGAAGGTCAGTCCGTGCTTGGGGTTTATGCGTCTCTGCGGGATGCGGTAGCTGCGGCTGCTCGCTTCCGGGATGACCGTGACCTTGTCGTCTACCGGTATGAAGTCGGTGCAGCAGCCGAATTTGATTCCGGTGTCTGTGTATGGGTAGCCGATCAGGATCGGCGAGTTGCAGTGGAGGCGTAAATGAATTGGCTATGGCGAATCGACCACCAGACGCAGACCGGTGATGTGTCACGCAATGTCGTGGTGTACCGCAAGGTATCTCACTCGACAAAGCGTGGCAAATTCATGGGTCACTGCTATCCCAAGGTGCTAATCAACAAGGTTCTGTGATGACTACCCTTTACGTTCTTATCGTGGTCGCTAAAGTGTATTGGGGCTTTAACGTCTCCATGCAGGAGTTCAGTAGCCTTGAACGGTGTGAAGCCGCTAGGCAGGTGATCTCCCAGACCATTGGTGCTAACTTTGACGACCGTGAAAAGGTGGAGTGTGTGCTGAAATGAATGATACCCGTGAACACTCGCTAGACGTTATCGTTCTGCAGGGCCTTATTCAGGAGCAGAAGGCAGAGATTGCTAAGCTCAAGAATGAAGTTGCTAGTTTAGAGCGTGAAGTTGAGTATTTAGAAGAAGTGATATGGCAAGAGAAGCCTTGAGAAATGACTGACATTGTAAAAGAACTGCGGGCAACTGCGTATGACAAGGACAACTTCCCGCGAATGAAGAGCGAATGGGCTTGTTCCGTAGAGTTGGCACTGAAGGCTGCTGATGAGATTCAGCGACTTCGTCATGAAGTGGAGGATCTTGATTCTGAGTTGTATTCTTTATACTACTCACTGAGCTATGGAGGATATGATATATGAGTACTGAACTGAAAACTGTTGCTGGTCGCAAGGGTAAGATTCTGCTGACCCAGTTTTATGGTGGTGAAAAAGATGGCAAGTGTCTGCAGCTGACAGGTCCAATGAATGGTTATATTACTCTGACGCCGACCCAAGCGTATCTACTATCACTAGCACTAGCTGAATGGTATCAGGGCGAATGGCCAGAGGAGGAAGAAAATGACTAAAGTTGTGATTAATACTGAGTATGGTGGCTTTGGACTTTCAGATATTGCTGTAGAACGCTACGGTGAATTAAAAGGACTTGGTCTTCATAAAGTATATGTGAGGAATTCAACCTCAACCGACATGTTTCATTGGCAAACTGCTAATGGTGTTGTTTTTATTCCTGGGTTGATTACTGACCGGCAAGATCCTGCTCTAATTCGGGTTGTGGAAGAGTTAGGTATTGATGCAGTAAACAGCCCTTATTCTAGCCTTGAAGTAGTCGAGATTGCTGAAGGTACTGCTTACCGTATTGGCGAGTATGATGGTTTGGAGTGGATTGAAGAGAGGGATAAGATTGAATGGAAGATAGCATGAGTGACATCGTGGAAAGGTGCACTGAATATCTTTCAGTGGGCGGCTTCTTCAATCCAGAAATGATGGACCACGAGAAGGTACGTGATCTTGTCATTGATTGTCGCACCGAGATCGAGCGGCTGCGGGAGGCACTAGCTGGTAATGATCTCTATGTGAAAACATGGTCTGACGACTACGACGCAATGAAAATTGAGAACGAGCGGTTACGTGAAGAAGTGCAAAAGCTTCAAGATGAACTTTATTCACTGTACTACGCTCAGTCTATGGAGGAATAAATGACTAAGATTGTTATTAATACCGCATATGGTGGCTTTTATCTTACTGAGGAAGCCACTGCACGGTATGTTGAGTTGAAAGGCAATGGTGCACGTAAGGTAGAGTCAGACGTCTATGTATACTGGGTGTTGCCTGATAGTACTGATTTTATTAATGAAAACATTGATCGTGATGATCCGGTGCTAGTTCAAGTTGTTGAAGAACTCGGAGGAGAGGTAGCGGGTGATAGTCTTGAAGTAGTAGAGATTCCTGCTGGTACTACTTATCGGATTGCTGAGTATGATGGCAAGGAATGGATCGAAGAGCGAGATAAAATTAAATGGAAGATCGCATGAGTGATGTAAAGAAACTATCTATAGCCTTTGAGATGCTTCCTGAAATGGTTGGTGATCCTATTTTAGAAGATGTTGCTATTAAAAAGGCACTAAAGCTAATGGCACAACGCTTACTAGAAGGTGGCTATATTAAAATCGATAAGGGAACCACGGATGGCACTCATTATATTGGGTTGTCTCTGTTAGTGAAGAAATTTCATGAGGTGAAGTGATGGTAGATATCGATTATAAGATCAAACAGTATATCACGGTCCTGCGCGATCCCAAGTACCATGTGTATTTCAAGCACAGGGAAGACTGGAAGTGGACAAGGATCCTTGACGTTGAATTCAACCTGTATAAGGAAGCATTGGGTTATGTGACCAAGCTCCAAAACGGAGAGCCAGAGCCCAGCACCTCTCGTCCCATTTCCTGGACTGTCCCTAACGGATTTGGGGGACAGGTGTATGTAGGTAGCGGTGGTGGTGGGGGGGCTGCCACGACTCCTCGCACAGTCGATGGTCTCAAGGCTGAGATTGCTTCTCTCAACTCAACAGTCGAATATCAAGCAGAGGTCATCAGAGGCCTGCGTGATGAGATCAGGGATCTGAAGCGATGGGATTGACAAGGCAGACAGGGCGCATGCGCTATCGCGTAGTCACTACTGGATTGTTTGAAAAAAAGCAGCTGTTGGTGTTGCAATTTGAGTTTGAAGGTAGTAGGATGAGAATACTGGGTGGCCATCTTGAAAGGTATCAATCAACTTGGTGGGAAGATGCGACACCCGAGATGATAACTGTAACAGGTGGCAAGGTCGAAGAGCCTTGCTAAGTTAGGATTAGTATGTTTGCGTTAGACCACATCCACATCGAAAACCTGATTGTCCTTGCGATGCAGGTTTACCTCGTATACAAAATGAAATCTCTCAGCTGAGAAAGGCCTAAAAAAATGAATACCCTCGTTAACAAGTGGAACGCCATGAGCTCTCGTCGACGCGCAGGGATTGCGACTGGTGTGTTTGCTCTTGTAATTGCTGGAATGAGCTACCTCCCTCCGTTCTTTGCAACCGGTGTGATGGTTCTGCTGTTCCTCGCTGTCGTCTACTCTGGTTTCGACCTCGTCTTCCATATCCTTGATATGAAGCGGAAGTGGAAGGAAGAAGATGAACGCAATTCCCGAAACGATTAACGCTCACGCGGACAAGCTTCGGTTCATCGCAGATGGGTTCAACAACAGCAATGTTGTTGACACCCAGACGCTCCGTGAAGCTGCTGACGAGCTCGAGCGACTGACAAAGAAGGCAAATGCTCTCGCTAGAATCGTTCGTCAACTTGACCTCGACAGCTATCCTGAGATGTTCTTTATCTCAGGTGTCCTTGGTCAAAAGGATGAAATAAGTGGAATGCCAAGCCAAATTCTCGTTTGCCCTTCGTATGGTCTTGATGTATCATATGTGTATGAAAAAACAGACAGAGTGCTCTCACCTGAATGGTAAACAATGACTGAAAAGATATATACATCACATGGCTTTCCTACGCTGCACGACATTCGGATTGAGCTTCAAAAAAAGCTGTCTGATGCAATTTGGGAAAACCAGCCTGAACTTGCTGAACGTTTGAAGGATAGAATTAAGACTGTCGAATGGCGGATGGAGTACGGCGAAACGTACGATCCTCCCTTCTGATACAACTGGACCGGTAGCATAAAGGTCAATGCCATCAGCTCATAACTGATTTTATGGGGGTTCAAGTCCCTCCCGGTCTACCAACTAAACTGTTGTCTTTTACGACAAAATTGCCTACGATGATTGAGAACAAAGGAGAACTGATATGGTTGTTACTACATACGTTGTTGAATTTGAAAAGGTTCTTGCGTCTGGCGTTCTCAATGGTCTGACGATCAAGGATCGTATCCACTTTGCTGACGAAACCGATGCGAAGGAATGGGTACGTGATGTCAAGCGTTTCGATCGAGGCGCCCACTACACAAACTTCAACGTGAAGAAGGTTGCATGATGAATTTCAAGTTCCAAAGGATGGCCACTGGCGTCCTCATCATTCTTCTGATGACGAGCATTGTCAGCAATGTTCTTGAGGAGGATTGGAATCAGGTCCTTGCGTGGGGAAGTTGTTTGATGGCGTGGGGATATATTTTCTTCCTCGAGGGCAAGATAAAGCAGCTGCAGGATCTTCTTGATAAGATCCTTGCTGAGGTAATCATTGCTGAGAAGAAGGCTAACGACGTCTGAGGTCTTCCAGCTTCTCCTGACCTCGTGTCCAGGCAGCTACCCCAAGGATAGCACCAAACGCAATGTGGACGAGCCCACCATTTTCTAAGGTGAGGCTCGTCCATGGTTGATATGTATACTCAATCTGCAACGCTTTGTAGATGATAGGTTGGATTCCTGCAAGGAACGGAAAGCCAACGAAATCCATAAAACAGATCAGCATATACAACCAGCCCATTGCTGGTCGCCAATATGTTTTGATCCAAGAAGGTTCTTTAGAATTGACGATAGGAGTGTAGACCAGGCCTTGTTGTGTTGGAGTCTGGTTGTCATAGTTCTCTTCTATCGTTGAGTCTGCGTCCTCATAGGCGCCAGCACGAATCGTCATAGTTTATCTCTTTTGATACATCATGACGAAATGGCACATCGAGCTATCGAATTTAGGTATAGCAGATACGCCGTTGAAAATCCAACCAAAAAGCATATATATTTATGTAGCGGCCTAAGAGGCGCTACAATCATTAACAAACCTTGCTTTAACAGGAGGTCTACATGACTACATTTCTTGGTGTGAACAACACTTCTCCATTTACTTCTCTTGATCGTTTTAGTGTCGGTTTCGACTCTATGTTTCGGAGAATTGAAGACTCGAGAGAAACTCTCTCGAAAGTGATGTCACAGAACTACCCACCTTATAATATCGTTAAACTTGAAGAAAACAAGTATGTAATTGAACTTGCAGTTGCCGGTATCTCTAAAGAGAATATTGATATCTCAACTCAAGACAACATACTGACTGTATCGGGAAAGACGACCGTTGATGATCTGGTCAAGGAAGGTATTGAACTTACCTACTTGTATAAAGGGATCGCAGATCGCTCTTTCACTCGCAAGTTCACCCTTGCTGATACCGTAGAAGTCAAAAACGCAGAATTAGTAAACGGTATGTTGAGGATCCATCTGGAGAACATCATTCCAGATTCGAAGAGACCCAAGAAAGTAGAAATTGTAGACTCTGTTGGTAAGGTGTCGGAAAAGACCCTACTCACAGAGGATAAAAATGGCTAACAAGATCACTACTGCACTTAATAGAATGAACCAGTACCTTACGACAAAGAAGGAGCTCAGTGCTCTTACAGATCGTGAGCTAATCGATATCGGCATCTCACGCTGGGATATCAAGCAGGTTGCTCGCGAGCACGCTGCTAAGGTTTTCTACTAAGATGTGGCCTTACACTGTTGAAGAATTAGAGTTTATCAACGGACGTAAGTAACAAGAGGGGGCGAAAGCCCCCTCAACCTTTTTCCCATTGACATTGTTGATGATAAATCGTACTATTGCAGGATTGCAAGGAGTAGCACTTTTTCATGTCCAGATTCTATACAAATGTTTCCCTCTACCGAAATGAGATCCTCCTTCGTGGCTATGAAGGGAGTGAACGGATCCAGCAGAGGATTCCCTACAAACCGTACCTGTTCATCCACTCGAAGACTGGCAACAGTCCATATCGTAACCTTCGTGGCAAGCCCGTAGATAAGATTGAATTTGACTCTGCTTCTGAGGCTCGCGACTTTGTGAAGCGTTACAACGATGTTGAAGGGTTCGACATCTACGGGTTGACAAACTACGTCTACACGTTCATTAACGACTACTATAAAGGTGAGATCGACTACGATCCTAAGACTGTGTCGAAGGTCAATATCGATATCGAAGTCGCGGCTGACAAAGGGTTCCCTTCAATCCAGCATGCAGACAAGGAGATCACTGCAATCACAATGAAGAAGGACGACATCTACGTTGTTCTTGGTTGTGGTGACTTCGTTACGACTGATCCCAAGATCAAGTACATCAAGTGCAAGGATGAAGAGACGCTCCTGCTCAAGTTTCTTGACGTCTGGCGTTCGAAGTGGTTCTCTCCTGACCTCGTCACAGGCTGGAACGTTGAGTTCTTTGATATCCCGTACATCGTCAACCGAATCAAGCGTGTCCTGGGCGATGCGATGGCAAAGAAGCTGTCGCCGTGGGAAATCCTGGAAGAGAAGACAATCACGATTGCTGGACGTGATAATCAGGTCTACGTTCCCGTTGGGATCTCGATCCTTGACTACCTCCAGCTCTACCGCAAGTTTTCGTTTGTGATGCAGGAGTCGTATCGTCTCGATCACATTGCCCACATCGAGCTCGGTGAACGGAAGCTTGACTACTCTGAGTACGAGAGCCTGTTTGACCTCTACGCAAAGAACTACCAGCTGTTCATCGAATATAACATCAAGGACGTTGAGCTCGTTGAACGCCTCGATGATAAGCTCAAGCTGATTGAGCAGGTGTTTGCTATTGCGTATGACGGCAAGGTTAACTACAACGACACGTTCACGTCTGTGCGGATGTGGGATATCATCATCCACAACTACCTGCTCAGCCAGAAGATTGTCGTTCCCCACTTCAAGCCTTCCGAGAAGGAACGCCAGATCATTGGTGCATACGTCAAAGATCCACAGGTTGGCAAGCACAACTGGGTTGTATCGTTCGACTTGAACTCTCTCTACCCTCACCTCATCATGCAGTACAACGTCAGTCCTGAGACCTATGTTGGCCAGCTTCCTAACATTGCTGGTGAAGAGGGTGTGCAGAAGATCCTGGACGGATATCTCGACGAACCTTCCATCCGCAACCAGCTGATCAGTCAAAACCTCACGTGTGCAGCTTCTGGTTGCATGTTTGATCGTGACTATATGGGATTCCTTCCCAAGCTGATGCAGAAGATGTATGACGACCGAGTTGTCTACAAGAAGCGGATGCTTGAAGCAAAGCAACAGCACGAGAACAACCCTACTCCTGAAACAGAGAAGGCAATTGCACAAAACCATAACATGCAGCTTGCAAAAAAGATTCAGCTGAACTCTGCTTATGGTGCTCTTTCGAATGCTTACTTCCGCTGGTTCGATAACAAGCTGGCCGAATCTATCACTCTGTCTGGTCAGCTATCGATCAAGTGGATTGAGCGCGAGATGAATAAATATTTGAACAGATTGTTCAAAACAAAGGAAGTCGACTATGTTATTGCGTGTGATACGGACTCGATGTACATTACACTTGACAATCTGGTCCGCCAATGCGGCCTTGAGGGGTCTTCGGTTGAGAAAATCGTCGCCTTCCTTGATAGTGTATGCACTGATCGCTTGGAACCATTTATTGATGAATGTTATGAACGCCTTAGCGGATACGTTAATGCCTTCTCCCAAAAAATGAAGATGAAGCGAGAAGCTATCGCCAACGTTGGCATCTGGTCAGCGAAGAAGCGATACATTCTCAATGTGTGGAACAACGAAGGCGTTGCATATCACGAGCCCAAGCTGAAAATCATGGGTCTTGAAGCTGTCCGTTCATCGACGCCTGCAGTCTGTCGAGAGAACATTAAGAAGTGCATCAAGGTTATCGTTGAGAAGGACGAAGATGCAACGATCGAGTTCATCAAAGCGTTCAAGAAAACGTTCAGGACGCTTCCATTCGAAGAAGTTGCATCCCCTCGAGGGATCAAAGGCTTGAACGAGTATGCCGATCCTCACTCGATTTATCGCAAAGCAACACCAATCCATGTCCGTGGTGCTTTGATGTACAATCATGTGATCAAGCAGAAGAAGCTCGATCAGCGATTCCCAATGATCCAGGAGGGTGACAAGATCAAGTTCTGCTACATGAAGACGCCCAACCCAATCCGAGAGAACGTCTTTGCATGTCCCAACACTCTTCCCCGTCAGCTAGGTCTTGATCAGTACATCGACTACGACACTCAGTGCGAGAAGACGTTCATTGAGCCAATCAAGACAATCCTCGATGCGATTGGTTGGCAGGTTGAGAAGAAAGCATCGCTAGAAGCATTTTGGAGTTAACATGACAAGAGATAGCATCGTAGATGTAGACTCAGACTTTGACTTTGGGTTTGAGTTTGGAGACGACGCAAAAGTCGAAGAGCTTGAAGTAGAAGCTCAGAAAGCACAAGATAAAGCACAGGCAATGTATGATGCGATCATGCCTTTGTTAAAGAATCTCAAGAGAAATCCTGAGAAGCCTAACATTGTATGGCCTGACCGTGATAAAAAGATTGACTTATTCATCAAAAAGTTAGATGGTATTCTTAAGTCGTAATTGTAAAGGAACAACTCGTTATGTCGCTTATTGATCGTTTGATTAAGAACTCCACCATCAAAGACTCGTCTATCATGACAGAGAGCAAGATCTATGATAAGAAGGACATGGTTCGTACCAGCGTCCCGATGATCAACGTTGCTCTTTCTGGTAGTATTGATGGAGGTCTTACTCCTGGTCTCACTGTCCTTGCAGGACCCTCGAAGCATTTCAAGTCTGCATTCTCTCTCTTGATGGCAGCTGCCTACCTCAAGAAGTATCCTGAGTCTGTCCTTGTGTTCTACGACTCAGAGTTTGGCACTCCTCAGGCGTACTTCAAGTCGTTTGGGATCGACATGGATCGAGTGATTCACACCCCGATCACAAACATCGAAGAGCTGAAGTTTGACATCATGAAGCAGCTTGGTGAGATCACTCGCCAGGACAAGGTCGTGATGGTTATCGACTCTGTTGGCAACCTTGCTTCCAAGAAGGAAGTCGAGGACGCTGAGAACGAAAAGTCGGTTGCCGACATGTCCCGTGCAAAGTCGTTGAAGAGCCTGTTCCGCATGGTCACTCCTCACCTGACACTCAAGGACATTCCTCTCATTGCGATCAACCACACATACATGGAGATTGGCCTGTATCCGAAGGCAATCGTTGGTGGTGGTACCGGCATCTACTACTCTGCTGATACGATCTGGATTCTTGGTCGTCAGCAGGAGAAGGATGGCACAGAGGTCAGTGGTTACAACTTCATCATCAACGTCGAGAAGTCTCGCTACGTCAAGGAGAAGAGCAAGATCCCGATCTCCGTTACATTTGAAGGTGGTATCAAAAAGTGGTCAGGCTTGCTTGACCTTGCACTCGAAGGTGGGTATGTTGCTAAGCCGTCAAATGGTTGGTATCAGCTTGTTGACCGTCAAACAGGAGAGCTGGTTGGTAACAAGATGCGTGCAGCCGATATTGAAGATGATCGTGAGTTCTGGGGCAATCTCGTTTCTACAACTGATTTCCCAGAATGGATTAAGAATAAGTATACACTGTCCACAGGATCTCTCATAGAGGATGACGAAGTATGAAATACGTTATAAAGCTAAACATTAAGGACCTTAATCAGGCGCAGAAAGACTACCCTAACCCTGATGCTCTATACAATGCTCTTGTGCAAAAGTATCTTACGTCAAAGGGTGTTGTCCCTAATTCAGCTGATCAGATTACAGTTGTAACCCACAACCTCCCCTCTGCTCTGGAAGTGATTCCCGATAAGCCATACAAGTAAGGATGTCTCGTGATCGAAAAAACAATCCTATCACACCTGCTGTTTAATGAGGAGTATGCTCGAAGGGTCGTTCCTTTCCTTAAGGACGACTACTTCCAGACTCAATCGGATAAGACAGTCTATCAGCTGATAGATGGCTATATCAAGCAGTACAACAGCCCTCCCACGAAGGAAGTTCTCCAGATTGAGCTTCGCAACCGTGAAGGTTTGTCAGAGACTGTGTTCAAGGAATCAAAGGAAGTCATTGACAACCTAACGACTGATAACACACAGATCGAGTGGCTGATCAACAGCACCGAGAAGTTCTGTCAGGAGAAGGCTGTCTATAACGCAATCATGGCGTCGATCAAGATTCTTGACGACAAGAACAATCCATCATCGACTGGGATGATTCCCACGTTGCTATCTGATGCTCTTGGTGTCAGCTTTGATGTCTCAATTGGCCACGACTACTTTTCTGATGCTAACTCCCGGTTCGACTTCTACCATCAGGCAGAAGAGCACATTCCGTTTGATCTCGACTTTTTCAACAAGATCACAAAGGGTGGCCTTGTCCGCAAGACGCTGAACATTGCCCTTGCTGGCACGGGTGTTGGTAAGTCTCTGTTTATGTGCCATTGTGCTGCGTTCAACCTCACGCAGGGGAAGAACGTCCTTTACATCACGATGGAAATGTCAGAAGAGAAGATCGCAGAACGTATTGATGCGAATCTCCTCAATGTGACAATCGACGAGCTTGCTATCCTTCCCAAGGATGCATACGACAAGAAGATTGAGCGTGTGAAGAGCAAGACGACTGGAAAGCTGATCATTAAGGAATATCCGACTGCTTCTGCTGGATCTGCTCACTTCCGTCACCTGATCAATGAGTTGAAGATCAAGCGGAACTTTGTTCCTGATATCATCTACATCGATTATCTCAACATCTGCTCAAGCTCTCGTCTCAAGGCTGGATCGAATGTCAACTCGTACACGTACGTCAAGGCAATCGCAGAAGAGCTTCGTGGCCTCGCTGTTGAGTTCAATGTCCCGATCGTTTCTGCAACACAGACGACTCGTTCTGGTTATGGGAACTCTGACGTCGAGCTGACGGACACTTCTGAGTCGTTTGGCCTTCCTGCTACGGCAGATCTGATGTTTGCGCTGATCTCGACGGAGGAGATGGAGGCTCTCAACCAGATCCTCGTCAAGCAGCTCAAGAACCGCTACAACGACCCAACAATCCACAGAAGGTTCGTTGTTGGCATTGACCGAGCGAAGATGAGGCTATACAATACTGAACAAGAGGCCCAAGACGACATCGTCGATGATCGTCCTGTTTTCAGCAAGTCGAGGACAGGCGAAGCGATCGACGAAGAAGGCAAGGGCAGCTACAAGCAAAAGTTCAAACAGCTACTGGTATAGCACCATGTCAATCACCGAAGACGAATATCAGTCGATGGTGGAATATTACAAGGGCCAGCTCGAGGATTTCTACGGACTCTGCCTCGAAGCTGGCCTTTCTCATTTCCACGATAGCGACTTCTACGCCTACCTCGGCATGCAGTATCCCGATGGGAAGCTTGATCGTATCCACATTATCAAGGAGCATACAGACAAACCATCAAACGTCGTCAGCCTCGAAGAATTCCGAAAGAAAAGGCAAAACCCTGGTTGACCTTTCTTCCAATCCGTATATACTGGGCTCTGCCAGATTAAAGATAGAGACCCAAACAGACCACAGATCCGCCTGACAGACCAAAGATTGATATGATGGTTCGCAGGCAGTTGCTTTTAGATTGGTCTTATGGGAATATAAGGAACGTTAAAAAGGAAATGCAAATGACCAAGATCTCCAAGGTTGACCTCGTTGCCAAGCTCGTTGCAGAGAATCCGAATGTTTCCCGCAAGGAAATGATCTCGATGATCATGACGACTGCGGTGATGAGCCAGGCTGCTGCTCAGACGTACTACTACAATGCCAAGAAGAAGGCTGGTGTTGTTGCGGCTCCGAAGGCCAAGAAGGAAAAGGCTGCTAAGAAGACGAAGGAAGCGACTCTGATCGTCGAGCAGAAGACTGCTGATGAGATTGCTAAGATCCGTGCTGAACGTCTCAAGATGATTCGTGAAGTCGGTCAGCGTTTCAACGAAGATCGTCGTGCTAACAACCCGTTCGTTGTCGAAGCGGTTGATAAGTTTGACGAAGAGGAAGAAGAGACGAAAAACTACATTAATTCTCTGATTCCGAATGATTTTGTTGTTGCCCTCAGCGATGAATAAGATATATAGTATATAAGAGTTAAAAAGGACTGCCAATTGACTAAATCGTTCGTATCACAGCCAAGCATTAATGGAACAAAGCGTCCAGTCGATGCCGCATGGGGATACGAATCGCGTGCCCTGATGTAACTAAAGAGATCCAATCTCGAAGTTGCTCAGGGCGGTCCAAGAGGCCGCCCTTTTTCATTTCCAGGTTGCTTTTGCAGTCTGTGCTATTTGACATTGCTGAATTAAACGTTGAGATAATCGAAAGGTTATCTCTTCATAGATGCACCTTGACCCATCAGCTAATGGGTTCTGGAGGGATAGTGTTAAACACTAAGGTGGTTCGATTCCACCTGGGTCTGATCAACCCCTGGGTGCATCTTTGTAGAGATAATTGAACCAGTAACTCAGTGGTAGAGTAGCGGCCTCTTAACCCGCTTGTCGTGAGTTCGACTCTCACCTGGTTCTCCAAATTGTCAACGGTCAGGCCCTACGAAGGTTCTCTTCGAGACAAAAGCTGAACGTGCTAGGACTGGGAGGTCACTGCCTGGAAACAGAAGTGTGACTCGAGACACGGGTGAGCGGCGAAGTAGGAGAGTCGCACCAGACTGTAAATCTGGCGCTTATAGCTAAGTTGGTTCGATTCCATCCTCACCCACCAAATTATTGTCGTTTAGCTCAGAGGTAGAGCACTGTCCTGATAAGACAGGGGTGGAAGGATCGTTACCTTCAACGACAACCAATTATCGGTGTAGCTCAATGGTAGAGCGGCGGTCTCCAAAACCGCGCGTAGTGGGTTCGATTCCTACCACCGGTGCCAGTTGCCGCTCTTGGCCCGTAGCGGAGAATAAGTCCACATGGGGTGCACACTCTGTGGGGTCACTAGGCAGATTCCAAGCTGCTCAGGCTAACGGGCCGCCAAATTCTTGGGGAATAGTTCAATGGTAGAACAGCGGACTCTGAATCCGTTAATCTTAGTTCGAGTCTAGGTTCCCCAGCCAATTGGTGTCTATAGCGAGATAGTTCGTGAGTGCCCATCGCCAGTCTCAATAAGGACCGGTGACCCGAGTGGCGATGGGCGCGGACTTTTAATCCGCTATACAAACACCGTGGGTTCGAGTCCCACCCGGTCCTCCAACTGTGGTAAGGAAAGTGAACTGAAAGCCATCCTAGGTCACGGCAAATAAGTTCTGGCGGACAGATCATCCGCTAAAAGGAGAATGGGATGCCCTTTGTTTGGATGTTGGGCTGATACCTCACCTGCCACAAAACAGATCAACCTTGGTATGGCAAAGTGCTGTCTGATGAGCTCCATTCTAAGTGCGGTGCAATTCCGACACCAAGGGCCAAATTTAGACTGGACTTATTTCGTCTGTGGTAGATAGCGGAACTGCAGTCTGCGACCAGATGAAAGTAGTTTATTAGTAGAACGGCGAGTCGATTCCCCTTGCTCTGGTGAGAAACAGAGTCGACGGGTTTCAGTGATCCGGTGTGAGGTGCGATGCCTCACCTTTTGTTTCTACCACAGACGAAATAAGTCCTAATACCACAATTGAGGTGACGACCCGAGCGTAAGCGTCCATGGCGTGAGAAGCTAAGATAATTAAATGTGCAGATGGTTTCGCACAGCCTCAAACTAATTTGTATGTGTGCCGTAACAGGTAAACGGGGATGTAGTAGCAGCGCGGAACGGGCAAAATACTATGAGGCACCTAGTGATCATAGAGTTGTGGGTTCGAGTCCCACCACCTCCACCAAATTCTGAGAATTGTGCTAGAGCTTGTTCACTCTACAGTCTGTGAAGTCAGACCGCATACAATATATGATCTTCACGCCTCTTATGAAAGCGCAACAGGAGATCGCAACAGTCGCGTAGCTCAGTGGTAGAGCACCACCTTGACATGGTGGGTGTCGTTGGTTCGATCCCAACCGTGACTACCAAATCGGAGAGTGTGATGAAAGTTCTGTTTCTTGATGTTGACGGTGTACTGAACACTTTTAAGACGGGCGGGCTATATACACTGACTAAGACTAAACTTAAGTTGCTCCAAGAGATTGTAGAAGCAACTGATTGCAAGATTGTACTTTCTAGCACATGGCGAAAAGATGATTATGCATTTCGTAAGCTGATTAAAGCTCTCAGTTATCGTGGCATGACTATCATGTCAAAGACTCCAGTTATATATTCTGGTCCTAGAGGATTAGAGATTGCAAACTGGATCGTAGAAAATGGTAATGTCGATAGATATGCCATTCTTGATGACAATAGTGATATGTTAGATAATCAACTGCGAAACTTTTTTCAGACAGACGGTGATTATGGTTTGACAAAGACCATAGCTCATCGTATAATACAACACTTGAATACAGTCACGTAGCGCAACTGAATAGCGCATCGGTCTACGAAACCGAGGGTTGGGAGTTTGAGTCTCTCCGTGACTGCCATAAATACCCAGTCTTAAACATGGAGACTAATATGTTTAGCTGGATTAAAAACAGAAATATCGTCGTCAACGTCATACTCGTCACTGTCGTTGTGACACTCTGCATTGTTGTTGCTAGCATGGTTGGTTCACTGCTGCATGCACTGCTTGATCCTGCAGTCGACAACAAGGACATATTTGCAATTATAGGACCTGCGTTTAGCACGATCATTGGTGCTTTTGTTGGATTGCTCGGTGGTCTTTCTATTACTAGAAAGCCAACAGACGATCCTTCTGCAGAACAAAATGAATAAGATGGCACCTTCGTCTATCGGTTTAGGATAAGAGACTTTCAATCTCCAGAGACGGGTTCGACTCCCGTAGGTGCTACCAAAAAGATTTATGAAGGTTTTATGAACCTTTGATGTCCAAACTCTAAATATTTCTATGGGGAGAACCCAATGAAATGTTTTGATGAGGATACAACATGAAGTTAGCACTTGCTATAGGATTTACACTACTCTCTATCGTCTCTGCTGTTGCTCGAGATAATGTTACAGTTACTGGCTCGAGCACAGTTTTCCCTTTCACATCGCTCGCAGCTGAAAACTACGCAACATCGTACAATGCTGCATCGCCTGTTGTAGAGTCAATTGGCACTGGCGCTGGCGTCAAGTTGTTCTGTAGTGGTGTATCAGAAGAGACTGCAGACATCGTTGGAGCATCTCGTCCCCTTAAGAAGGATGAAGCTGAGACATGTGCAGCTAATAATGTAACACCAATTGAAGTCAAGATTGGTTATGATGGCATCGTGTTCGCAACAGCAACAAACGGTCCTGATCTTACAATTGAACCATCCGACATCTACAAGGCCCTTGCTGCCAATCTAGTGATCGATGGTAAGTTGGTTCCAAATCCATATACCAATCTAAGAGAAATAAACCCAGCATTTCCTGATTGGAAGATTAGCTTCTTCATTCCAGGTGAAAAGCACGGCACTCGTGAAGTGTTTGAGAAAGAAGTGCTAGAAGCTGGTTGTAATAAAGAAGAATTAATGGCTGCTGGTGTCAGTAAAGATGATGTTAGCAAGCAGTGCGTCGCAGTTCGTAAGGATGGATATATATCCGATATTGATGGCGACTACTCAGAAACGCTTGCTAGAATTACTGCTGATCCACAGTCCATAGGTGTTTTTGGCTTTTCATTCTTTGTCGAAAACACCGACCTGATTAAGGTTGCCCCTGTTGAAGGGATCGTACCATCACTTGAGACAATTGCATCTGGTGAGTACCCAGTTTCACGCCCACTGTTCGTCTATGTGAAGAAGGAACACGTTGGCCAGATTGTTGGCCTCGAAGACTACCTGACAGAGCTGACGTCTGACGGAGCAATTGGACCTGATGGCTATCTGATTGATATTGGCCTGATCCCACTGCCCGACGATGAACGCGCTGCCGTTCAGCAGGTAATCACAAACCTCAAGTAACTGTTGCCTTCTTCTGCCCTACCCTGTATACTTGTCTCCGTAATCACAAAGGAGCATGTAGATGGGTAGGGCACTTGAAGAAGTTCTCAACAAGATTGAAGACAAGATGGTTGAACTCCAGCATCTTGCAGAAAACAATCTCCACCTCACACAGCCTCAAGATGTTCAAAACATTCTTGACTTCATCTACCTCTACTGGAAATATGTCCCCGAAGGCGACCAAGAGTACGCTGATGCCGTCCAGTGGGCAATGAAACATGGTAATAAGTGGAAATGAACGATAACGAGCCAAAGCCAATTTACGGCTGGAAATATAAAAAAGCGCTCGAGCAGTACATCCGCGAAGAGCGTGCAAAGCTTGATATCAAGCCATATGGTATGATGGGCAATTGGGCCTTTGCTCTCAGGAAAGAACGTGAGTTCAAGGCGATGTGGGACGAAGCCTGGGCAAAAGAAAAAGACGACAGCTTCGAATAGCTGTTGACCTTCTCCCGTGTTTGACGTATTCTAAATACACAGTC